TCTATTGAAGGATAAATTACACTATCTAATGTAGCTCCAGTTACGTCATAAGCATATTTAGAATATCCTAAAGATTCACCTACCTTATTAGTAATATTAATATTTTTAACAGTTTGAACACCTTGAATTTTATCTAAAAGTAAAAATAATTCACTTATTTGAATAGGTTCATTAATTTGCCAGTTATCTATATTAAAATATAATTTTAATTCTGTTAAACAAGCTTTTAATACCTCATTACTATTAAAATTAGGCCTAACTGTAACCTCAAAATCAACACCTATATTAATAATAAAAGCATCTTTTATATTAATTGAATCTCCTATTATTCTATATTGTGATAGATATGTTTGAAGATTTTGTTCTAATGCTGTATCTGAAAGTGCTAATTGGTTTTGAGCATTGGCACTTAAAATATATAAAGTTAGTGTTGTTGGTATTTCCCCTGGAAGGAGAGTGTTAAGTTTTGTTTGTTCTATGTAGGCTTTAGAAATTACACCAAATTTAGAAGGCATTGATAATGCCCTAACTAAATAATCATCTTGAGTTACACTACGAAGTTGAGTAGAAAAATTAGCAATGGAATTTTGTCTAATTTCTTCATTAGTATCTCCATCACTACCTCCTGAGGCTGCTCTTGGGTTTGTTACTTGGAGAGAATTAAAGGTGTTATCTGCTAGATTACTAGTTAATCCTGCAACTTGAAAATTGACTGTATTATTAGATAATGTAATTAAGCTACCTGCAGGTACATTTGCTGTGGCACCACCACCTGTTAAATATCTAACTGTTAAAGTTGTATTCGATGGAGCAATACCATAAGTACTTGTAAATATAAAATTTTGGGGAGAATATGCTGCTGTAAGTTTGTTCTTTTCAAAAGGTAATCCAATTCCTACATTATCAGCATTAGGGGTAACTTCTTCATTTACATCACTAGAAGTACCAGACCCAAATTGTATTTGAAGTGTAGTTGTAGATTGGAATCTAGTAGCAAATCTACGAGAAATTTGCTTTAATTTTAGTAAATAAGGTGTGTCACCTTCTTGAGATGAAAAATTAGGGTCATTTGTATTTGTATTTTTGATAGAATCATATATCATTTCTTGACCCAAATGTGGTACTTCATACCATATATTACCATCAGAGTCAACAATATCTAAAATACCTATAATATTATCTGCAGTAATAGTACGAGTAGCAAATTCTTGTGGAGTAGTAAATGTAAATGTAGAGGAATTAATAGTAGCTGAAATTGCTTTTCTTGTTTTCTTTAATAAAAAGCTATTAATAGTAGCACCACTTTGTTCATATATAGAAACTGTTGTAGGATCTAAAGATGAAGAAGTATCAAAATCAACCGGGTCTTCTACTAAAAAGTTTACTGAGGTATTAGAAGTAGAGGCTATTTGAGAATTAGCTCCAACTAATAAAGCATAATTATAATCTGGGACTGCGTTAGCTCCACTACCACTTGAAGGAACTGTTTGATAAAAATCAATATCAGCTGAAGCTACACCTGTAACTTTAGGTTTGTACCCCATCATGTAAGCTAAATCATATAGATTTTTAGCTTCACGAGCATATTGTAAAAATGTTTCTTGAAATTGATTATCTTGATAAAATGATAAAACATCACCTACGTAAGCAGATAATTCTATAAACATCATACCTGGGGATGTTTCTGTAAAATCATTAAATGTTGTTGGAAAATAGGTTTTAGAATAGTTAATTAAATTCTGTCTAAGATTCCCAAAATCCCTATTAATATATTTTATGTCTCTATTTGAAGCCATTAGTCAAATGTTATATTTAATTCATCAGTTATGCTTGTGCTTTGTACACTATATTTTAACAATACATTTATTTTATGAATATCAGGTTTTGTAGATATTTCTAAATTTTCAATAATAATATTTGAAAAATAAGTACTTAATTGAGATTGGATATCTATTTCTAAAAATTCTAAAGTATCTTCTTCAATTTGTTGAAATAAAAATGATCTTAAATTACCACCAAAATTAGGATTTAATGGACGCTCTCCTTTATTAGTTAAAAACCAATTAATTAAATTATTTTTAATTGCCTCTTGTGTAGTAAAAGTAGAGTTAAAACAAGCTTTCCCATTAAAGGGTAAGGAAACTCCTACACCTACACTAGGTTTAAAATCAATGGGCGATATGGTTTGAGCATTATAAGCCATTATTTACTTTTCATTATACCCATAATTTGGTCTAAACCTACAGCACCTGCTCCTAAAGCAGAACCTTCACCTGAGGTAGGACCCGAGGGTACAAAGGTATTTGTATTATCAGCTGTTGATAGATTTAAATCACCATTACCCATAGACATTTGGGATAACATTTGTTGTCTAAATGCTTTTTGAGCTTCAGGGTTAGGTGATGTTTGAGTAGTTGGAGCAACTGAAAGGTTTTCTGTAATTGCGGGTTTTGGAGAACGAACTGCTTCAAGAAGGATATCTTTTAATTCTTCCTGGATAGCTGCTTTCACTTCTTCTCTAATTACTTTTCGTAGTTCTGTCAATTTCATGGTTATAAATATTAATTTAGTATGCTTTTAAATTATCTCTATCGATAATAAATTTAATTTCGTTTAATAATACATTAGGATCTGATGCGAATGAAAATTCGCTTGCTATAAGCACCACACCTGAAGCGTTTAATCCTACTGCTCTTCTTTGAGTTACAGTATCAGTGTAAGGTTTTTCTTCAATTTCTAATCTAAACCCTTTGTATAAAGACCCATCATTAGTTTCTCCAGCTGATAATTGGATTGCTACTGTAGCTAATACATCAGGTGATAAAGTATTTAAAGTAGAATTAGGAGAACATAATGTTATGATCTCATCTATGGGGGCTAAGGCTTGTACTATTTTAGTAATCATAGTATTAACTCCATTTAAAGGTACAGAAAAATTGCTGACTGCTCCTCTTAATGGTGGGATACGTGGGCTTCCTTCTCTATCAAATTTAATAATTTGGTTAACTGTATTTAAATCTGTAATTGATGATCTTGCGGGTTCATAAAAAGGTAGGAGAGAAACACCAGGTATTTTAGTTAATTGGTTGGCTATAAAAGCAGATAATTCTATGAATGTAGATGTATTTTGTATTCCATCAGCTATATCTCCAGTAGTATCAGCACTAATTTTTAAATTATTAACTTTTACTTGTTGGTTATTCAAAAATTCAACTATACCATCTCTTTGTCTTATAATATTTTCTAATACATCTTGTGTAGGGCATAATCTATCTTTTACTTCTTGCAGTTTAGCTGGGTCGGTTAATGATGATAATTGTTCTAACTGTTCATCTATACCTAATTCTTCCCTAACTTCAGCTTTTTTAGCTTCAAATGTATCTAAAGCTAACTGTTCAATCATATTAAGTATAGCAGGTAAACAAGTTTTAGCTAATACTTTAGTAATATTCCCTGCTAATTGTCCTAATCTTTGAGTACCTTTAGGTTTTTGATCTTTAGGAACATTTTCATTTAGATCTTCTTGTACAGATTTAAAAATACCTGTAATAAAATCTAATTTAAATTTTTTACGTTCTTTTTCTTGTTTTTCTTTATTTTTTTCTCGTTTTAATTTTCTAGCATTTTTAATACCTTTAAAGCGGTTTTTAGCTTGGAATTTTCTTACATCACTTTGGTATGCTAAAAATTGAGAAGTTGTCCATTCTTCAGGATTAATTCTAGTAAGAGGATTAGTAGGTTCTCCTATCTCAGTATAAAATTCTATAACTTCATCTTCGGTAGGTAAAGGGATATTTACTCCAGCAGCTTCTAAAACTACTTCAGCAAATGACTGATCTTCTACTGATTCTAAATCTTCAAAAAAGGCTTTAGTATCTTTTAATTTTTGTATTATTCCCATTATTCTACTTTTACAATATTAGATTTTAAACCATCAAGTTGTGTTTGATAAGTATCTAAATTATTACTGATAGTACGTGCTGTTGTACCCATAGGTTCTAATAATATACCATTATTACCTATTTGACTTCCCATTATTTTAAGTAATGAAGATAAATCACTAATTAGATTTTGGAGTAAATCTACTGTTGAATCTCCTAATAGTGCACTTTCTGTAGCATCTTTACTTCCTAATAAAACTTGACCAGCTTCTAAAACAATAGGACCTGTAGTATCCATATTAATACTGTTTAAAGCATTTAAATTAATACTTTTTTGTGAAGATAACATTAAGTGATCTTGAGTTGTATTAAATACTAATCTTCCAGAATCTAATATAACTTGGGAACCTGAATATTGACTTACTGTTGTTGGTTTTTCTGAATCTTCATATGAGAAATATTCATTAGTAGAAGAAACAGATAAAGGAAGTTGTTGTGTTGAAGTTAAGTATATGGATGATAAATCTTTATTAATATCTTCAGTTATAAGAAATTGAGCAGACCCTGTTAATGAAGGATCTTGACCATTTCTTAAAATAGTAATAGGATCTCCATTAGAAGGTGAATTAGACCAATTATTTAAGGGAGTTGAATCTGAAATATCAGTACTACCTAATCTTAAACTATTACCAAATCTACCCTCTAATATAACATCACCCTCAAAAGGATATAAAGGGTAAATGTTGGATTTTTCATTAAAATATATTCCGGGTTTAAAAGATGTTGTGTTTTGTTTTGTAGAAATATTAGGAGAACCTGCTTCTATTTCTGTTATACTTTTACTTTGGTTGGGACCTTTTATATTTTCTTGTTGTGCTGGAGTTGGGTTTGCATGGATACTATTAGCCCATGTTTTTACTGGGGTTAAGTAGTAATATTTTATATTACCCGGAGAATTAGCAAAATCACCACTAGGAAATGATAATAAATATACAGTTTCATTTATTAATGGATAATTTTTAACATTAGGGAATAGAGGAGTTGCTTTTATACCTAAACTTCCAGGTTGATTTCCTGATACTTTCATGGGCTCAACAGTAATTTCTCCATTAGATAAAGTTGAAGACTGATCTATGCTAATAACTCTCCCTGGAATGAGTTGTGCTGTTGAAGCGTTTTGTAAAAGATTTGATGAAGTATTACTCCCGAAAGCCATAATAGGTTATTTTTGAAGTTTTTCCATTTCTTCTAGCAATTGAGACTTTTCCTCATCGCTAATACCTAAACCACCATCTTCAGTTGTAGAGTTTAAAGCACGTTGTACTAACGTAGCCATTTTAATTAATGCATCATCATTTTTAACACCAATTTCCATGTATTCTTTAATGAGTGGTACAATAAGTGTAGCATCACCAATGTCCGAAACCATCGGTTTTAACTCGGATATAAGCGCTGTTACTTGTGCTTCGCGCCGTTTTTGGTTATTGTAAATCTCCTCAAGTAAGTCCGAGAATTTTTTAGTACCAAATACTGTTTTTTCGAATTGTTGACTCATATTTATAGTGTTTATTCATGTATAAATATAGACTTATTCGAATTCTACATACCCATGTTCAAGATAAAAAATATAATTACCTTTAAATACTGAATATAATTGGTTAGCT